TCAGTAACCATGCACCAATTGGCAAACTCAGCATCAATAGCAAGATCTACAGCTAGACTTAAAGGCTGATTTTCTATCTGTTGCCGCCCACCTACAATAGCTGCAAGGTGAATTACAAGATCATATTTTTTTGTTTCTAACTTAAAAAAGTCACGGCAGTCCGTACCATTTTTTAGATCTACTAAAGTCAATTGTGCATAAGGTAAGGCACGCCTAAAGGCTCTGCCTACAAAGCCATGTGAGCCAGTAATCAATACTTTCATTATTGCCACAAATTGTACATATTTGGCCTTATATCTTTAACTAAATCTGAAACATATCGGCCTTGCCCAACTAAACCCGGCTCAATGACATATCTATTTAATTTGTCGCTCATTGTATTTAATTCAATATCTGCAAAATTTATACCCTTTAATCCATCAAATAAAATAGGCAAACAACTGATTTTTACAGCTGTTGCATGACCGCCCCAAGACTCATGCACTTTTTGTATCTTATCTGTAATTGGTGTGGCAGAAATTATATGATCGGCAAAACTGACTGTATCCCAATTATCCGGTATTAAAGGCCATACTTGCTCAAATTTCTCATAAAAATTGTTTACAAATTCACAATCATCATCTAATAATAAAACCTGTTTATACCCTTTCCATTGTGAGTAAAACAATCGGTTTATTAAATTCATAACATTGCAATAAATTGGTGTCATGTCTGTGTTTACATTATCTATTGCCGGCCATCTATGCCAAGTAATTTGTAGAGTATTTAGTTGTTGCGTTATAGTTTGCAAGCGATCAACTCGCCGATCTAAATTGAGCACAATAACAGCATCAAAAAGATCATTTAATTTCATTTTAGTTTATGTATTAAATCTGCATACTCTGTGGATCTCAGATAAGTCTGTAAGGTCAATAAATCTTCCTCATACCATTTAACTTGATTTACTCTTGCATAACCTTCATCCATCTCAGCTTTACCGGCTGCAGGGTGCAGGTGTTCAACAATTACATCTGGCAGATAAATAAGACAGTCAAGATCTATTCCCAATTGTTTCACAAAATTATCAAAATACAAATGCTTGCAACCCGGGAAGGTTATCCCCCTTAGCTCATCAACAATATCTCTAGTCATGGCAAAAGCTGTAGGCAGGTTTTGACCTTGCAAAAGATCATCACCATAGGCAATACCGGTCTTACCTAATAATGCTTTTTCAAAAGCCTTGTGCCAATCCAGCGATCTAGGCAGGTGATCATCACCCATAAAAATGTACAAATCATAAAGAGGGAAGCGACTGTAATCAAGTAAAAGCCTTGCAGCATCATTAAGAGCGTGCGCACACCCACCTGTTTTATTGTCCGAAGGTAGGCACTTGTAGTTATCATTTTTAGCATACTCATCCCATTTTGGATCATCATTATCTATAACAGCATACAGATCTATAGATGCGTTTGTGCTAACAAAAGATGCGGCTAGTCTGGCCATGTTTTCAGGTCTGCCTCTAGTTGGGACTATCACGCAGCTTTTCATAGCCAAAGGGTAAGGGGTTTATTGTTTAGTTATTAGGATCTCATATAGCGTGTCTAATTTTTGCTCTATGCGTACAACCCTGCCTTGTAAATTATGACCACCATTTTGGTCATCTATTAGCTCTGACAGATAATGATTTACTAACCATCTGACTGAGGCAACCAGAGAGCCTACAATTGTTAAAAGTGATACCGATAAGGCTGCCCAATCATTAGGAGTCATTAGCTGTTAATGCCAAAATTTTTATCTGTAGGATCAAAATACCTTGCTAAAGGTGCGACTAAGGCACCGGCTAAAATACTCAACTCAGGGCGTATGTCAGCTACTAATGCCAAAACTGTAGTGACAGTGGCAGCGGCTATACTGCGTAAGTAGGATTTAACAATTGCTTTTTGTTTGACTGTTAATTTCATTTAAGTCCTAACTCTTTGATTTTGTTTTGTACTTGGCCTTTATTCATTGCTATCTCAAAGTGCATTTCATCCTTACGCCTTTTGTAATTGCCACCCCAAGACAAACCATACTTGACTAAAAGCAATTGTATAGTATTTGTTTGATCTTTTGTAAATGTATTTGATTTACCTAAAGGGTGTTTTGTAGCGTTTAAATCTACAGCTGTGCCGGATGCGTGATTACTTAAAATTCTATCTGATCCCCGGGTCTGCCTAAAAGCATAACCCCAATCATCTAATTGGCCTTCATCTATTGGCTCAACTAGCTCATGGAAATCTTTAGCAAAACTTACTAAGATTGGCGCAACGGCTTTGGCACATGCAAACCTAGTTTTTGTGCCTGGCACTGTAAAAGTTTCAATGCCTAATGCTTTGCGATTTTCACTAGCCGGCCAACCATTTGGGCTAGTTAGTTCCCTAATTGTTGCCACGCTAAATTTTCTTCATCCCAATACCAAAGCCCTTCATTTGGATATGGTGTGGGTGGTTGCCAATCAAAATTATCATCTAATGTCCAAGATGAATAAGGCTGTGGCTCAATAAATACATCATTAACTGGATCGTATGTATAACCAATAGCAGCAAATCTTTTTCTTATATTATTGTTGTAACTTGTTTTAACCCAAGTGCCACCCAGATTATCTATTAACCATTTATAACCCTCATCACCGGCAGGGTCATTGTTATCACCAACAAGTACTCTTAAAACTTTATTGTTTATATCAATTTCTGCCCAATGACTCATACTAAATACCTTACAATTACTAGACCTGATCCGCCTGCACCTGAGTTACCAGTTACACCTGTACCACCACCGCCACCGCCAGTATTAACTGTTGCACTTGTAGCAGTTGTTGTTCCTACTGATCCTGCACCACCACCGCCTGCTCCGCCTGCACCTGCTGTAGCTACTGTTGTATAAACACCGCCACCGCCACCGCCTGCATAATATCCAGCTACGCCCGTTGATGTCGCACTAGCAATTGTTGAATAAGTATTTGTGCCAGCACCACCAGCACCAGAAACAGTGCTTGAAGAAGCATTATTACCAACAGCACTAGCACCACCACCACCACCAGATGTATATGGCGCAGCTGTAAAGCCGCCATTACCACCACCATTATTACCTTGACCGCCTGTGCCACCGCCGCCTGTTGAGGTTGCGGCATCTGTTGATCCACCGCCGCCACCTGATCCGCCATTGCGACCTGTGCCTGCACCAGTGAAGCCGCCACCGCCACCGCCACCAGTACAGTCTGTTAAACCTGTAAATGATGTAAGTGTCCCATCATTACCTGTCACTGTTGCCCCTAGAGCAGTTTTAGCAGCACCGCCAGCACCAATAGCAACTGTTTTTGCAACACCCGTTGTAAATGATTGGGCAGAGGAATAAAGAAAACCACCTGCGCCACCGCCACCAGATGCGCCACCGCCACCGCCTGCAATTCTTAAAACATCACCTGTAAAGTTTTGCGTAGGGGTAAATGTGCCATTAGAGGTAAAAACATTGTAAAAATAAACACCATCAGTTCGCACAGTTCCACCAGTTGCCTTGCCAACTATAACTGATGGTTGGGCTAATATCCCTAAAATATTCAAACTATTCTACCAATCGCCCTACTACATACCAGCTATTTGTATCTACTTTAACGCAAGAAGCAGCACCGAAAGTTTTAGTTATTGTTGGATTTGTAGATGTAACTCCACTTGATGCAATTGTAACTCCTGACCCTTGTGTAATGCTAATAGTGCCAGTTGATCCAATTTTAATAAGGTTTATTACTGAACCGGTTGTAATAGCTACAGAGCTGTTAGGCGGTATTGTAATTGTTGTAGTACCTGTGTTTGAATAAGTAATAAGTTTGTTATCTGCATCCGCAGTTACAAAAGTATCAGATGTAGTAGTCACAGCCCTTACAGTCAGGTTAGCAATGCTATTCATTTGTGCAGCTGTCAAAACTTGCCCGGTTACAAAGGTTGCCATGTATCTCCTAGTAGCTCAAAATGTCTTCATCAAGTAATCCATCAACGGCTGAGTCTAGCAAAAAACCTACGGCAAAGGGTTGAGCACATGAAAATGTTACAAGAAAAGAATTAGGGGTAATTTGATATTGCAAACCGGCTATAACGCTAGCACTTACTACATTGCCGGCAGGTAAGGTTTGCGTCACCTCTATCGGGTCAAAAATGTCAAGGGCTAAAGCTGCCGTAGTCCTTGCAGCATCACCTTGACTATAGGCATCTACAGTTAAAGAATTAAGCTGTATATTGACACCTTGCTCTTTGCGTGAGGCTATGATCATGCGAGCCTGATTAAGAGCATCTGCCTCAGTCTGCATAATGCCTGATCTGACCCTGCTATGCTGAAAGTAATCATCAATGCTTGCAGTGTCACTAGCTGTTTGGGCTGTTAATCCAGATGGTGTGACTGTAGCTCTATTAACCATCTGAAAGTCAGATATATCAAATTCAACATTTTGGTAGGTTATATCACCTGATCCATTGACATCTGAAAATTTTGTAAGTGTCTCACCAGAGGCAGTAATAATGTCTGTTCTTGACATAAACTTAACAAAGCCCCTTTGATCTACATATAAAGCCCCGGTTTCTGTTTGCTCAACCTCTTGCAAGGATGCAAGCACTGATCTTGATGTGCCGTTGTCAGCTTGTACAGTAGTAGTAGCCGTTGTAGATATGTCCCTCATACCGCCCGGCCAATCTCCAGAATCAAGCAAGCTTGTAACCCTTTGCGCTGTTGTCTGTCCGGCAGTGCCATTGCTGACAGTAGTTAAGGTTGTAAGGTTAAGTAGCTGAAAACCATCAACACAATTGAGAGTCACATAGGCAGGGTCAAATCCGCTAGGACTTTTGTAATTCCACTCTTGCACATAGAAAGATCCTAGGCTGTAGTTAATACTGTTAAAAGATGCAGTCATGCGGATCTTACGCATAGGTTTAATTTTGCCATACAGAGGTGATCCAGTATTAGCAGGGTTAAAAGTGCCTGTCTGATCTACAAATACTATCTTTGCACTGCCACCTATAAATGAGTCAGAGGATCTATTAAAGGCACGCCTTATATAGCACTGGGTTACAAAGGCTGTTATATCTACAACATCCGCGGCAGCGGTACCAAGTACAGCTATATCTAAAGGTGTTGAAGGATCATCAAGCACAAGGCTCGGATCAAAGCTAGCTCCGTTGCTGAAATCAATCTCCGCTCTGAATACTGCCGCCGGCATTATCTACCTAGGTTTGCTAACTGGGTGACTGCTCCAGTGCGGTTTAAGTTATACAAAACATCTTGAATAACAGATTGCAATTGACCCTCAGAAATTACAGAGCCGGCAACATTGACTGTAACCTTTGTACCCATAGAACCCATGCGATCTAATGGGATTACAGCCTCAGCTCCAGCCTCACCAATCATGGCAATAGTAGGTTTAGAAACTACACCGCCCTCTGCCATTAAAGGTATGCCGCGCTGTATCGCACCGCTTTCTCTATATCTTTCAGCCGTAATTTCTGCCTCAGTCATGCCTTGATAAAATGGCGAACCAACCAAAGTTTTTCCTAATTCTTGAAAATAACCCGGTTGAAACATAGTCATTGGTGTTGGGAATTTTTTCTTTGATAAGTCATCCATTAGAGCTAACATTTTGCGTAACTCATCATTGGCACTAAACAATTGTTGTAAGTAAAGCAAAACGCCAGTAGTAGTCATGCCCCATTTTTTAGCTAACATGTCAACCTCTTCGGTTGTAATCTTTCCATCTTCAATGACCTTTAGCACATCTGCATATTTTTGAGCTTCATCAACAGCATTTTTTGTGCCATCCGCTAATTTTTGTAATATTTTTACACGCAGTTCATCCTCAGCTGATAACTTACGGCTTAAGGCAGCTTGTAGGTTAATTTTGTCTAAGTCAAACATAGACTCAAGTTCTGCCTTTTTCTTATCTAGTGCAGCTTGAGCAGCCTTTACTTTATTTAATTTTTCTTCTCTTTTGAGAATATCAGCTTGTATTTTTTTCAATAGTTGGGCATAAGTCAATTGTTTTGTTTGTGACTTACCTTGCTTTTCAAGTGCATCCAGCACGCTACCTGATAGGCCATACAAACCTTTTTCTTGTAAAATTCTTTTTTCTCTGTCTTGTCTGCCTTGCTCCTCTAACTTTTGTAACCTGCCTGTTTCACCGACAATTGGTTCAAGGTAAGCCAAAGCAACCTCTAAAGTACCGGCTAAACCTTTGCTACTTTCTTTAGCACCACCTACAAAAATGTCGGCGAATTGTTTAGCTATAACTTCAAGTTTTGCACCATAATTTGTTAGGTCAGCCTCTCCAGTTACAATATAAGAGGATGCTACTAAAAATCCTTGCCCTAAAGTTTCAGTAGCCTCACCTGCACTTATTTGAAAAGATTTTAATTGACCAGCAAAAGTTTTAGTTTGATCCTCTGCCGCCCCAGCGAATTTATCAAGGTTTATCATAAGTTCTACAAAGCCCATAGCCTTAGCTTCGGCAGCCGTAAAGCCAAGGCCTAACTTACCAATAGAGGTAAAATTGCCTACCGCTGCATTAGTTATTGCATCTAAAACACTATTTAATTCTGCGCCGGTGCCGGATGATATGTCTAATGCTTTACCTAGTAAAACTTGTGAGGTTTGTAAGTCCCCGGTTTGTGCGATCAACTGTCTTAGAGCAGGTACTAATTGATCTTCTGTGACATTTGTAGTTTTTTGTAAATCAACTATAAAGCTTTTTACACTAGGTAATGAAAATTCCTCACCTATGGTTCTTAGAGATAATTGTAATTGTTTATCTAATTTTTCTTGTGCTAGAGCAGCCTCTATAGAATTTTTTGCAAAGACCAGTAAGCCTGTACCGGCAGCTATGGCACCAAGTTTGAACGCACTTTTTAACCTAAAAGCTCCGGTGGCAACTACCTTATCAAAACCTTTAAGATCTTTTGTAGCTCTCTCTAAACCTTTTTTATCAAATTTAGTTAAAAAATTGATGACTACATTGCTACTCAAAGCCATGATTAACCTCTAAATTCTTTGCCTAGATATTGTTTTAATACCTTTGCAATGTTATCAAGTGCATCTGCCCCATGTCTTACTGTAGCCTTGTAAATCAATCTTTTACCTTTGCCCGAGGCATCTATTCTGCCGCGTTTATTTACATTGTAGATAAAGTCCTCGCTTGCATCTGGGTTGCGACTTACACGCCTTGTCTTACCTTTACTCCTAGCACTACCGGATCCTGCTAACTCATAAATAATACCTGCTACAGATGTGTTTGTAAGAGCCAACGCGGTTACACCAAACTTTGTACCTTTAATTCTTTGCACTTTTGTTTTTGCATTAGTTATTTGTATGCCTGCCCTCACTTTTTCTTGCGACCATTGCCATCTTGACTCGCCTGTTTCCCCATAAGTTCTACCTCTATGTGTGGTGTCAGTCGCCCAACCCCATGCAGGTGGGTAATAAGGTTTAGTGTCGCGCCATCCCGAAAATACCTCAACTGGCACATACCTTTTTGCTTCTTCCGCTACAGGTTTGATTTGTTTGCGCAACTCGCGTCTAAAAATTCTGTGAGCTGTGGGATCTACCTTTTTTAATTTTGCTAACAAGTCATCTAAGTTTTCTACATACAGGACTTTCAAGCG